TCGTCGAGAGACCATGCCGCAGACTATCTATAAGAAGCAGAAACTCGATCGGGATGATATTCTCGACATCACTGACTTCGATGTTGTCGCCTGGATGAAGGGCGAGATGCGGGTCATGCTCGATGAGGAAATTGCTCGAGCGATTCTCATCGGTGATGGTCGTCCAGTTGACGATGAGGACAAGATTCTCGAGGATCGGATTCGTCCTATTGCCACGGATGACCCCATCTTCACCATTCAGGTTCTCGCTGATGTTCAAGGCGTTGCGCCTGCTGGTGCGGGGAACCTTGTCGATGCGGTCATTGCGTATCGTTCACTGTATCGTGGTACTGGCCTTCCGACCATGTACACGAATGAGCGTCTTATCGCTCAGTTCATGCTGATGAAGGATACTTTGGGACGTCGCATCTACAGCTCGTTGGATCAGGTTGCTTCCGAGATGCGTGTTTCTGCGATTGTTCCGGTTGAGGTGTTCGATGACGACCCGACGCTTCATGCCATCATTGTGAACATGAACGATTACAACATCGGTGCTGATAAGGGTGGTCAGGTCAGCCTTTTCGATGATTTCGATATCGATTACAACCAGTACAAGTACCTCATCGAGACCAGGCTTTCCGGTGCGTTGGTGAAGCTCAAGTCGGCCATTGTTATCAGGGAAGGTACCTTTGTGCCTCCGCCTGCTGGTCCTTATCACATCATTTCTCCTGAGCCGCCTAACGCACGACAGAGCGTTCCGCCTGTCCACGGTTCACTTCCAGATGCTGCAGTTGTGGCAGGTGCTACAGCTCCTGCTCCTGAAGAAGAGCGAGCTTAATTCAACAAAGGAGTTAAGATGGCAAGATTCCACGGAGAAGTCGGCTATGCTGATTCCGTAGAAACTCCTGAAGGTTCTGGTGTGTGGGAAGATATTATTACTGAAATTTCATATTATGGAGATGTTATTCGTGATACACGTAAATTAGAACCAGGAGAGACTCTCCACGACGATATTAAAGTTGGTAATTCTATCAGTATCGTTGCGGATGACTATGCCATCAAACATTTCTTCAAGATCAAGTACGTTCGATGGGCGGGGACTCTTTGGACTGTCACAAATGTTGAAGTCAGGAGTCCTCGTCTCATCATGCATTTAGGGAGCGTATACAATGGCCCAACGCCTTGAGCTCCAGTCTCTGTTGCTAGATATTTTAGGAACAGAGCATGTGTATTTTCAGCCACCACCTACAATTATAATGGAATATCCGTGCATTGTCTATCAGCGAGATTACGTGCAAATTAATTATGCTGATGATTATCCATATAAGCACAGAAAACGCTACTTAATCACAATCATCGATAGAAATCCGGATAGTGATATTCCAGATAAAGTGGCTCAATTACAAATGTGCGTATTTGATCGATTTTATACAGCCGACAACCTCAATCACGATGTCTACAAACTTTTCTTCTAAGGAGAAAGCAAATGGCCGCACTTGTTTGGGATCAGATCGGTGAGCGTTTCTATGAAACGGGCGTCGATCACGGAGTGCTCTACATTCCAGACGCTTCTGGCGTTTATGCCGAGGGTGTTGCATGGAATGGTCTTGTCAGTGTTACCGAGTCTCCGACAGGAGCCGAAGCTACTGCTCAGTATGCTGACAACATTAAGTACCTGAACCTCATCTCTGCCGAGGAGTTCGGTGCGACGCTCGAGGCGTTCACCTATCCTGAAGAGTGGGCTCAGTTTGATGGTCTTGCGGTTCCTAGTGATGGCGTCTTTGTTGGTCAGCAGCCTAGGAAGATGTTCGGCCTTTCTTATCGTACTCGAGTGGGTAATGACATTGAGGGCGATGCGTATGGCTACAAGCTCCATCTCGTTTATGGTTGTATTGCTAGTCCTTCGGAGAAGGCTTACAACACCATCAACGATTCGCCAGAAGCCATTACTTTCAGCTGGGAAATTTCTACAACTCCTGTTCCTGTGACCGATTACAGCCCAACCTCACTCATTGTGGTTGATTCGGGAATCGTAGACGCCAGTGCCCTCGCAGACCTCGAGGCTCTTTTGTATGGGAATGGGGCAGGACCTACGCTTCCAATGCCGGATGAGGTTGTTGCTCTCTTCGGTGGTGCCGGAGGGGCTGTTGCCACTGGCGCTACTGCCGGTACTCCTGGAACGTGGACGCCTGGTGGCTCAACTCCGCCTGCTAATAATGCTGGTGCCATGGCTGGCGTTGTGGCTAGTCCTAATACTGCGTGGACGACTGGGCAGTACGTTCAAACTGGGACTGTGGGTGTTCCTGGTCAGACGCATTGGGATGGTTCTGGTTGGGTGGCCGGTCCAGCATCGTAATCGACATAGGAGTTTAGAGAATGCTCAATCTTATCATTGAAGGAACTGAATACTATAACGAAGAAACAGAAACTTTCGAATCTGTTGGAGACGTTGAATTAGAGTTAGAGCATTCTCTAATCTCCCTGTCAAAATGGGAGTCAAAATTTCAAAGACCTTTTCTGAGCAAAGATGACAAATCTATCACTGAGATTCTTTATTACGTAGAGTGTATGATTCTTTGTGAAGATTACCCAAAAGATGTCGTGAGTCGATTTACTCAGAAAAACATCGATCAAATTAATGCATACATCGAGTCAAAAGAATCCGCGACTACATTCGGCAAGATGCCAGAGCAGAAATCTCGTGGAGAAGTTATCACTTCTGAATTAATATACTATTGGATGGTAGCTTTCAATATTCCATTTGAATGTGAAACTTGGCATCTTAATAGACTTTTCGCATTGGTTCGTATTTGTAACATTAAAAACACTAAGCAGAAAAAGATGTCGAAAACTGAAATTGCAATGAGAAATCGTGAACTTAATGCGGAACGTAGAGAACGTCTTGGGACTCGAGGGTGATTGGAGGTTAAACTTCATGCTTACTTGGGATCTAGTTGGTGAGAAGTTCTATGAAACTGGTATTAGTAAAGGCGTCTTTTATGATGCTAATGGGATGGGAGCGTCTTGGAATGGTCTCGTTTCAATTGACGAGAATGTAGACACAGAAGTTCAACCAGTTCATTTCGATGGTGTAAAGATTAATGATATTGTGACGGTAGGGGATTTTTCAGCGACCATGAGAGCCTATACTTACCCAGATGTGTTTCTTCCGTATGAGGGAATCGTAGAAACTGAATACGGTTTCCAAGTAACTGAACAACCATATGGTCGATTTGGACTTTCCTACAAGACTCAAATCGGTGATGACGTTCAAGGCTTGGATTTCAATTACAAACTTAATGTTTTGTACAATCTAACCGCGGTTGTTAGTACAAAGAGTTATCAAACTATGGCTTTAGAATCCGAACCCCTTGAGTTTGAATGGAATCTTACGTCTATTCCAGAAGATATTGATGGTTACCGACCTACAGCTCGACTTATATTTGATACTCGTAAAATGGACCCGGGGGTTCTTTCCGAAATTGAAGCGGTACTTTATGGAACTGATATTATGGAAGCATATCTTCCTCCTATGAGAGAATTTATTGCAATGATCAGAAATTGGGTGCTCACACCTTAAGGACAAACCATGATCCAGGTAATGTCTGTAGGTAATAGCAAAAATACTGAGAAATTCCTTGAATTCATGAAGAGTGGAAAGTTATTCAGAGATCTTGATCGTTATGGACGCCAAGGAGTGGATCTTCTTTCCAGTGCCACACCTGTAGATACTGGCAGAGCAGCTTCATCATGGGGATATCAAGTAGGACATACTGCTGGAATTCATTCTGTTAGTTGGTTCAATACTGACAAAGAAGGCGGCGTTAATATCGCTGTTATTATTCAATATGGACATGGTACTGGAACTGGTGGTTACGTAGTTGGTAGAGATTATATCAACCCAGCTCTTCGTCCTCTCTTTGACCGAGCCGTAGCGGATATTTGGAGGCAGGTGACAAATGCCTAGCGTTGATGATCGCATCGTACGGATGGAATTCGATAATGCACAATTCGAGCGAAAGCTCAACGAAACTATCACCAGTCTCGGTAAGCTGGAAAAGGCTCTTAAATTTGATGGGGCTAAGACTGGTTTGGCTGAGGTTAGTGATTCAGTTGGTAGATTTCATATGGGTAATATGGGCACTGTTATTGAGGGAATTAGTGGTAAATTCTTAGCTCTCAGCACTATCGCAGTTACTGCACTGGCTAATATTACTACTAAAGCCATTAGCACTGGTATCCAACTAGCCAAGTCGTTGAGTTTGGATCAAATTATTTCGGGTTTCAAAGAATACGAAATGAATATGAATTCGATTCAGACTATTTTGTCTAATACTAAAGCTGATGGTACTAATCTGGGTCAAGTTACAGCAGCTCTTGGAGAATTGAATACGTACGCAGATAAGACTATTTACAATTTCGGTCAGATGACCAGAAATATCGGTACGTTCACTGCTGCTGGTGTTGATTTGGAAACCTCAGTGCAATCCATCAAGGGCATTTCTAATCTCGCAGCTATCTCTGGCTCAAGTGCAGAGCAAGCTGCATCTGCGATGTATCAACTTTCGCAGGCGGTTTCAACTGGTACTCTTAAGCTTATCGACTGGAATTCAGTCGTCAATGCAGGTATGGGTGGTGAAGTCTTCCAGAAGTCCTTGTTCGAAACTGGCAAGGCTATGAAGACGATTAAAGACGTTCCAATGAAGCAAACCTTCGATGAGTGGAAGGATGCTGGTAACTCCTTCCGAGGTTCTCTCGAATCGGGTTGGTTGACTGCAGAGGTTCTGACTAATACGCTCAAGGGCTTCACTGGGGAATTGACCGAGGATCAACTTCTTGCTATTGGTTACACCAAGCAGCAGGCAGCAGAATTCATCGAGCTCGGTAAGACCGGCGTTGAAGCAGCCACTAAGGTTCGCACACTTACTGGACTTATTCAGACGACTAAGGAACAAATCGGATCCGGTTGGTCTGAGTCGTTCAAGCTTGTCTTTGGTAATTTCGAGGAAGCTACAGAGCTCTTCACTGGCATCAGTAATGCCATTGGAGAGATGGTAGGCAAATCCGCAGATGCTCGTAATGAGCTCCTTCAAGGATGGCGTGATCTTGGTGGTCGAGACCTTCTTCTCGAGGGGTTGACGGCGGGCATTAAGAATCTCGGTAAGATTATTAAGCCAATTAAGGATGCTTTCAAAGATATTTTCCCACCAATGACTGCAGAACGTCTTTATAATCTTACAAGAGCTTTTACCATTCTCATGGAGAAGCTCGAACCTAGCTGGTCAACAGTAGATAAGCTTAAGCGTATATTCAAGGGATTCTTCGGGATCCTTGAAATCGGTTGGACAGTTCTTAAAGAAGGTGTCGATTTCGTCGGTGAATTGATCGGCAGTCTTACTGGCGCTGGAAGTGGTAAATTCCTCGCTTTCGCAGCTAAGATTGGTGATTTCTTCATCGAACTGAATGACGCTTTGGTCGAAGGTAAGGGTATTACACGATTCTTTATCGATCTTCGTGAGGGAGCAGAAGGTCTTATTGGATTCTTGATCCAGGTCAAGGATGCGATTATTGGCCTCTTCACCGGTGTGGATACGGACTTCCCAGATGATCTGGGTAATGCGTTTGGGAGACTTGGCGATCGTTTCGATACGTTGAAGGATCGTTTCAAGAAGGTTGGAGAGCTCTGGCAGCCAATTCAAGAAGCGTTAATGAAGATCAAAGATATCCTGGATAAGGTCTGGGATGCTATCGCTGACTGGTTCAAGGAGCTCGGCGGAAAGATGGCCGAGGCCGCGGAAGAAGGCGATTTCGAAGCAGTTCTTGATGCTTTGAACGTCGCTTTACTTGGTGGTATTGCTGGTCTATTGGCCAAATTCATGAATAGTGGAATCAACTTTGATCTTGGTGGCGGGTTCTTTGATAAAATTGGGCGAAGCTTCGAGGAGCTTACCGGTGTGCTCAAGGCGATGCAAACTGATATTAAGGCCAATGCTCTGCTCAAGATTGCAGGAGCGGTTGCAATTCTTGCGGCAGCAGTTGTTGCATTGTCACTTATTGATTCGGAAGCTTTGACCAAGGCATTGACTGCAATGGCGGTTGGGTTTGCTCAGCTCATGGCTGCTTTCGCTATTATTACTAAGATCAGTAGTGGACCTAGTGGAGCAGCATCATTCCTGCTTATCGCTGCTGGTATGACCACCCTAGCGACCTCAATTCTTATTCTAGCTGGAGCGGCTGCTATATTAGGTAATCTTGATTGGGACGAGCTCGGTAAGGGTCTTGGCGCAATTATCGTTCTTATGGGCGTTATGGTTGGAGCTTCTAAGCTGTTGTCAGGTAGCGCAGGCAGTCTAATTCTTGCTGGTGCTGGAATGATTCTTCTAGCTACAGGTCTATCTATTCTTGCTGGAGCTGTAAAGCTATTTGCTACGATGGACTGGGGCGAAACGGCCAAGGGCATGGCCGGCCTAGCTGGAGCTCTTCTTATTGTTGCAGGGGCGATGCAACTTATGCCGGCGACAGCTCCGTTGCTCGGCGCAGGGCTTCTACTCTTGGCTATCGGCGTGAACATTCTGGCAGGAGCTCTCCTGATTTTCGCTACGATGTCATGGGGTGAAATTGCTAAGGGTATGACTGCACTAGCTGGTGGGCTTCTTATTATTGCTGGGGCAATGCAAATCATATCTCCAGTAATCTTACTTGTTGGTCCAGGACTTATTCTTGCTGCTATGGGCATTACTATCCTAGCCGGCGCCTTGAAGATCATGGCCAGTATGAGTTGGGCAGAGATTGGACGAGGCCTAACCGCCTTGGCGGGTTCTCTGCTTATTCTTGCGGTGGCTTGTAATGCAATGACTGGTGCTATTGCAGGAGCAGTTGCTATTGGTATTGTCTCTGTATCCCTTGCTATTCTAGCTAAGGTTCTTGTAACGATGGCTGGAATTAGCTGGGGTGAGCTCCTTCACGGTCTAATTGCTATCGCAGCTGTACTAGCTACTCTTGCAGTTGCGGCAATGCTTATTCAGCCCGCTATTCCAGCTATGTTGGCCCTTGGAGCGGCTTTGGTCATTATTGGTGCTGGATTCGCATTATTCGGCTTTGGTGCAGCTCAAGTAGCTAAGGCATTCGAGACGTTAGCCAGAGCTGGAGCAGCTGGAGCAGAATCTCTCGAGAAGTCACTGCATGCTATTGGGCGAAGCATGTCGGCTCTTGGTAGAGGTCTTGCTGAGGGAGCTCTTGAATTTCTCTCAACGCTGGCTGAGGCAGCACCTGTAATCGCTGAGCAATTGATGGTTATTCTTGGTCATATTATTGAGGGGCTTCGTAAACTCATCCCATTGGTTATTGATATTGTCCAAGAATTAATTACGGGGATCTTCGAGACCATTCGTACTTATGCAGATCAACTTGTTGAGACAGGTATATTCATTATCACTACTCTTCTCACAGGTATCCGAGACAACATCGACGACGTCGTTATTCTCGTTGGTGAGATCATCACCAATTTCTTGGATGCATTTGCAGGCCAAGTGCCTATGATCGTCGATTCACTTGTGAACCTTTATGTGACTATTCTTACGAGTGTTGCTGAGGGCGTTGGTAGAGTGGCAGCAACTCTTATGGTGGGCATTGGCATTGCGTTCTTCACTGGTTTCTTCAATGGAGTTATGCAAGCCACTGGCCCGGTCGGTGAATGGTTCATGAACCTCGGGAAGACGGTACTTGGATGGGTTGGAAATGTTGTCAGTACTCTTTGGCAGAAGGGTACAGATTTCGTTTCTGGTTTGTTCAACGGGATCAAGGGCAAGATCGGTGAGGTTACTACTTTCTTCACTGGTCTAGCTGCCAAAATCCTTGGCTGGATTGGTAACGTTGCTCGTACTCTTTGGGATAAGGGTTGGGGCCTTATTGGCGGTCTATACGATGGTATTACTCAACGTTTCAATTCAGTTAGAACGTGGATTGCCGATATTGGCAGCAGAATTAAGAGCGCTATTGGTAATGTCGGAAACATATTGTGGGACGCTGGTAAGAATATTATTAGTGGTCTTCTTGGTGGTATGAAGTCTGCCTGGGGTGGTGTTACCAGTTGGATTGGCGATAAGGTGAAGAGCCTTAAGAACATGATCACGAATCCATTCGGCATCTTCTCACCGTCACGAGTCACCAAAGAATATGGCAAGTTTATCATGATGGGTTTGAGAATTGGTATGGCAGATGAATGGAAGAGTGTTGAACGTTGGATGAGTAATCTTCAACCAACCGATGCGCTCGTCAAGAGCGTAAATGACGCTGTCGCTTCTATTACGTCCAGTCTCGATACCATCAGTGAGACTGCTCCAGTTATTACTCCAGTACTTGATCTCACTCAGATTCAAGCTCAGGCTAGTCAAATTGATAGTCTTATTCCGTCTGGACCAATGGCATCAGCATCATTCT